CTGTGCCACTTGTGCCCGACGAACCGTCCGTGCCACTCGTACCAGATTCTCCACTCGTTCCGCTTGTTCCGTCCGTGCCACTGATACCGCTTTCACCACTTGTGCCTGACGAACCGTCTGTTCCACTTGCACCAGATTCGCCACTCGTTCCGCTTGTACCATCCGTGCCACTCGTACCAGATTCTCCACTCGTACCAGAAGTTCCGTCTGTGCCACTGGCACCACTCATACCACTCGTGCCACTTGTACCATTTTGACCACTCGTACCAGAAGTTCCACTGGTTCCATTTACTCCACTAGTTCCTGAAAAATTTAATGCATATGACGCTGTAACAGCATAACTAGAAGTGGCAAACAAAACACCGTGTACGGTCAAATCTCCAGTAATATCGGCATCGCCGTTTACTTGAAGTCCATTAGAAGCGATAAATGCGTTTGGTATCATACAGCCATCTTTATATATTTAACTGTCCATGTTCCAGACAGTGGGTTTGCTAGTAGATTTATACTGCCACCAACATTGTTGACAGATAATGTTACTGGTACATTGCCAATTTGATTTACTTCGGTTACATAATAACTTGAAGATACATTGTTCCAACTTGCCATAACTTCATTAACTTTAACATTTGAATTTGAAACATCAGATATAGATACAAGCCATCTTGCAGCATGTCCGTCGCCAATGATTTCAGAATCAATTTGAGCAGAGCCAGAAATAATTTCAGAGTTGGCAGTTAATGAACCTGTTGTTCCAGATGCACCAGTGATATTTACAGTTTCAAATGTATTGGTAGCATTATTGTTTGTAATATTGTAATTGATAATTTGAGATATTGGTGGGAATGATGCATTGTTTAAGATAGCATCCTTGGCTTGAGCATATACAGAAGTAGATTCGCCCGGTGCACCAATCGTACTAGACATTTTTTCATGTGTATCAAATACAACTTTTCTTGGTGTGAATGCTTTTTGAACAACTGATTTATAATTCTCAAATTTATCTGGAAGTAAGTATGCATAACACATCATACTAAATGTTGTTTTGACAATACGATCTTGTCCAGCATCAGTAGTTGTTTCAAAGTTATAATCACTGATAGTTGTTCTAAACTTAAATTTATTCTTTTCGCCCCAATAATCTTCGGTAGAAAAATTAACAGATTCAACAATCGCATTACCTTGTTCTATTAGCTCGGTCCAAATAATAAAATCATAATTGATAATAACATGATCCGGCATTGCTACACTATATAATTCTTTTACTGGACTAAAGCCAGACATAGCAGAAAATCTATCATATTTATTCTTTTCTGAAAAATGCTTAACGGTTGGATATTGTAAATAGCGATTTAGTGTAATCAAACTATCATTGCGTTGCATTGTGCTACGACGAAAAGCAATAGCAGGAGTTTGTACTTTACCATTTTTATCTCTCATTACGCCATCTTTTCTTATAGCCTTCCAGCGTTCTGGAGAACTATAATTGATTGGTACTTTGATTTGTCTGCCCGCGTCAATAATCGTAGGAGATATAACATTATCAAGATATGTTAAAATTGCACTATCAACATCAAGCAGTGTTACAGAAAAGTTCTTTTGAGTGTCTGTATCTCTACGAACATTATATGCACGATTTGGTTTAACTTCTGGACCATATGCAGCAGTTATTTCCGGTTTTTTCATTTCGGACATTTCAGGTCCATGATTAACAGGATTTGTTGGTTTGTTTATTACCGGTTTAACTGTGGGTCCACGCCATGCCATAATGTTATTGGTTTCTTTCTAGAATGTTTAGTGAAGTATATTTGGTATAATGAGCATTGCAAATTATAGAGTGGCTCTTGTCGCTTTGACCGCCAAGTAATTGTTCCTGTATTACATTATCGATCTCATAATAACGATCATTCCATGCAACAATATCACCGATTTCTGGATAAAATTCTAATTGACGCAGCATCTTTTCACGCATCTTGAATACATGATCTTGATTTCTATTTGGTCCAAAGTCATCATACTCAGCAGACATTTCAGCTCTTTCAATAAGAGCAGATACTTGAATAGCTGGAAAATACCATTTACCACTTTCTGATGAAGTTTCACCATAGATATTTGTCTTGGTTTCATTTGGACAAATCTTAAATATTTGAACAAGATTTTCAATAATGTCGCCCATAAGTTCACCGTTTAGTGAATTTATCATATTTAAGTCGCGCTGTGAGAAGTATCGTCCACGTAGTCCCATATAATTTTTTTATGTTAGTGAGTATCCTGCTGCTGCTAGATACGTTCTAGCCGTACCAACACCCGTCGTGTCAGTCGCCACGACGCCAGTATTGCTGACGAGATTGGTTATTGCTGTGGCAGTTCCAGTAGTTCCATATCCAAAGATTGCTTTGTCATTACCATATCCTGCTGCTGCTAGATAACGTCTCGCGGTACCAACGCCCGCTGTATCAGTTGCTACAACTCCGGTGTTGCTGACGAGATTTGTCATTGAAACATATCCGCCACTTGAGATATTGTATCCATATCCAAATATTGCTTTGTCTGTACCATAACCCGCAGCTGCTAGACCATATCTTGCTGTTCCAACACCCGTCGTGTCAGTCGCCACGACGCCAGTATTGCTGACGAGATTGGTTATTGCTGTGGCAGTTCCAGTAGTTCCATATCCAAATATTGCTTTATCGGTTCCATAACCGGCGGCGGCAGGAAGCTGCCTTGCTGTGCCAACGCCCGCCGTATCGGTTGATACAATACCTGTATTGCTTACGAGATTGGTCATTGATACGTTGGTACTAGTATTATCTCTTCCATATCCAAAAATGGCTTTATCTGTACCATAACCAGCTGCTGCTAATATATTTCTAACAGTACCGACACCCGTTGTATCAGTTGCTACAACGCCAGTATTACTTACAAGATTGGTTATTGATACGATGGTTCCCGCAGTTCCATATCCAAATATAGCCTTGTCTGTTCCATAACCAGCCGCTGCTAGACCAAACCTCGCCGTACCAACCCCCGTTGTATCGGTTGCTACAACTCCGGTGTTGCTTACAAGGTTGGTGATTGATGAATAACTGGGTATATATCCATATCCAAATATAGCTTTTTGTGTTAAGTATACAACAATAGGATCAGCAAATACTTTTTTCAATTTCATTGTACTTGTCGCCGTAGCAACTGTAAATGGAGTTATTGATGAAACTGTGGCAGAGTTGTTGTTGGTAATAGTAAAATTGTTTGAGCTACCATCAACAATTATGGCAGCATTACATGTAAGCAATGATGTATTTGCTATTGCGGTGAGAGGAGCGGTTGGTGGAGTAAAATTGGATGTGTAAAGAGCAGTGCCTTTGACAAGACGAAGATTGCTAAGATAACCTGGAAATGGAGAGCGAATGGTGCCACTGTATGTATCAAATAATCCTATTCCGGGTGTTGTGCTCGTATTTCCAAATTGATTTGAGTTTGTTTGACTACCAACATTTACACCGTCCAAATAAATGGTTATAGTCGCGCCAGAACGGACGGCTGCTATATGATGCCAAACATTTATAGATGGGGCAGTCCAATTAGTATTTCCTTGTGGCGTGATAATATAATTTGTGCATAATGAAAATCCATTACCATACGCAGTGTTCCAATCACCATTCCAATTCATGGTAAATATACCATTTTGATTTGTCGTACTTGTATTAAACCAGCACTCTATTGTAAAATCTCCATTCAAAGTCCACGCACTAGAATTCGATGGCAATTTTAAATACTGATTACTTCCATTAAACTGCACACTGTTACTCAGGATGACAGACGTACCAACATTACTTCTATTCTTAAATTTAATTCCTTTTGGTGTTGAAATTGATGCAGTAAATGGAACGGTAGCTGAAACTGTCGCACTGCCGTTGTTGGTAATAGTAAAATTGTTTGAACTAGCATCGACGATTGTTGCAGCATTACATGTGAGAAGTGACGTGTTGGCAATCGCAGTTAATGGAGATGTCTGGGGTATAAAATCGCCAGTATAAACTGCCGTACCGTTTATGAATCTAAAATTGGAAATGTATCCAGTGATTCTATTGGTACCATAGTCGCTTCCGATCTTCATTGTTAATGCTTGCGCGGAAATATTTGCAGCATATGTAGCAGATGTACCAACGCCGTCTATATATAGAGTAAATGTATTTGAATTTCTTACAATTGCGACGTGATGCCAAGCATTAAGTGTTGGTAGTGATTTTGAAATATTTACACCCCATCCACCGGAACCGTTTCCAAGTAATAAACCACAACCGGCAGACCCTATGTTCATGTAGTATGTGTTTGATGCGAAGAGTGTTGATGATCCGTAGTCCCAAGAAACATCATATGTTCCGCGAGATGTTTGATATATCCAAAATTCTATAGTATGATTGTTTGTGCCTAAAGTAAAAACACTGCTGGTAGGAACTGATAAATAATTGCTTCCATTAAACTGCACACTATTGCCCGCCGATATTGTGGTGCTGTTGTTATTTCTATTTAAATATTTTATAGGCATATGATTTTATGAGAATATTAACTTTTTCATTTGTTCGGTTGTAACCGGTTCTTCTTCACGTATGCGAATAATTCGTATGCCTTTTTCAGCAGCCATTTCATTCTTTAACTTGTCAACCATAACACTTCTTTTTTGAAAAGGATATTTACATTCTGCTTCACTCTTTGGATGCCAGAACGATCCATCAAATTCAAATAAAATATTTTCATCTGGTAAAAATGCATCATATATTTTTCCACCCATAGGATATTGAGGAACATAATATACGCCAATGTCTTTGAGCATCATATAATACTTACGCTCAAGCGATGTAAAGTTGGCACTTGGCTTTAATGTCTTTTTTATGCCGACATGTTTAAGGTGCCGTCTTTCATTCTTGCTTAATACTTGATCTAATATAGAAAATGATTTCATCCAATATAAATTCCGAGTGGAATGCGTTGTAGAGTTTCGTTCATTTGTCTGGCTTCTTCGGCACGCATTTCCATTTGTGCCTTTCTTCCAGTTGCTTCAAGATTTTCACGCAGTTGAGTTATTAAATCGGTTTTTTCTGCCGCTGCTTCTTGACGAAGTTCTCCACCGTCTAATGTAACTTCTGCACCAGGTATTGGAATGGTTTGATATTTTTGACGAATACTACCAAGCACTTCTTTGCACAAAGCAAGAAAATATTTGCGTATCCATTGTCTGCCAACAGAATTGATGTTGCCATATGGAATAACATCATAAGGAACATTGCTATAATCACCAATAACTGGAGATGCTACAATAGAACCAGATGCGTTATAGTATGAACCAGAGTTGCTGATGCCTTGTGAGTTTGTATCTTTTACAAGAGTATACTCAAAGTGCATCTTCATGTTGTATGTTGGAATAGGAAATATTTTTACCTTGTTGTTTACAAGTTCAAATCCATAACCCGACTTTCTTACCAAGTCATTAAATTCAATTGCTTGCATACGCAGCAAATCTTCAAAGATTGGTGTCATCAAAAATTGTGTAGCAGGAGAATAACCAGCAAAGCCCATTTCATTAAGAACATTGCTATAACTCATACCTGTCATACTAAATGGATCATAGATACGAGCAGCTGCCGGTGGCATTTCGTGGAATATTCTACGAATTTCAATACGATCAAAACTTTCACTTACATCACCCCACAATGCTTGTAGGTCATATGATTGTGTACCTGCTGATAAATTTACATATCCTTTTTTCCAATCAACGGTTCCACCAACGCCAAATTCTGTACCATATCCTTCACTCAATTTAATCAACAACGGCAATCCACTTCCTTCTACACTTGTTTGTGTTAAATTTACATTTGCCGAAGATCCTTGCAATACACCCATGTTGTTGCGAATGTTAAATTGATTTACTTGAGCACTATATTCAAAACATGCTTCTTCAAAGCACGCATAAAAATTGGTGTCAATCATTTCAATGTCTGTGATTGGATAACCAAGACGAGTTGCTGCCCAACTTGCCGCAGCCGGTGCATCTTTTTTGAACACAATATCACTATCATACCAACCAAATGGTGTACTTCCTGTAACAATGGCAGAACCAGAACCTGGCCATCTTACGCGATCTTGATCTACTGTATAATTGATTGATGTGTCTGGCATATGCTATGTTCCAATATATGTTATAGGTATAAATATATAAATACACAAGAAAGAGTACTATTGCCCGAATATACTACAATATTTATTATACAATAAAGAATACCCGTTTTGGTATATATTTATAATATATATGGCTATAATCAAACTTAAAGACCTGTTACGTGAACATAAAATAATTGAAGTTGTGGCAGACGTACCTCCAGAAGTAAAGATCGTAGCACCATATGCTCATCATGCATATGCCAAACCTGCATCAGATAGTGCTGGCAAGCCATATACCCAATCTAATATTGATTTTAGTGGCAATGGTAAGAGTTCAGAGTCAAATTTAGAAACAAAGGTTGTAAACATCGTTAAACGCTTTGAGAACAGCGTTGATAATCCACGCGGCGGATATAATAAAGCCAAGAAACTTTGGTTTCCTCATAAAAGCCTAGAAGGTGGCAGTGATACAATTGCTTATGGTCACAAAATACAAAAAGGCGAAAATTTTAGTAAAGGATTGTCTGATGCTGATGCATTAAAATTATTAGAAAAAGATGTTGGCAAAAAACTAAATGTAGCAAAATCTCAAATAAAAAACTTTGACACATTGCCATTAACGGTTAGAATTGCCGTACTAAATGCATTATATCGCGGCGACATGGGACCAAAAACAATGAAATTATTAGATCAAAACAAGTTTGCTGATGCTGCAAGAGAATATCTAAATCATAGAGAATATAAAACCACAGGCAACAAAGGCGTTAAAAAACGCATGGAGTGGAATGCTACGGTATTTAAGAACGCTGCATAAAATCTATGTTAAAGAGTATTCCATTAGAATCTCCGATCAGTAAAATTCCAATGCAAGCATATAAGTGGTTTATTGGAAAAGAGCCACTTATTGCCAAAGTTATACAAAACAAACCAGAAGCCCAAATTCGTCTTACTTGGCTGTCAGAAGGAAGTCTACATTATATTATATCACAACACCAAACTAAATATTTTGGACCGGGCGGTAATCCAGCCGAAAAAGAATTGTATAAGGAGTTTAGATTATATCTAAGTCGCTTGAGTCCAATGTAATTAAAAGCGCTGATCAAAATTTGAAACAAATGTTATTATAATTTGTCAAACACAAATATGAAAAGTATTAAACTAATAGCACTATTAACATCAACCTTGCTAGTATCAGGTTGTGTTGCACCAACACGCAATGTGTATGTTTATGACACACCTGCTATAACACCAGTATATATTGTACGCCCAGCTCCTATATACTGGAACTTACATATGGGCTGGTATCGCGGTGGTTATCATCGCCATGGTCCTTGGCGCAGATGAAATCACTTCTGGATTATACCCGACCACTCTTTTGGATTTGCCTTGGCAGATTCCAAAGCCTTTTGCAATTTTTCGGGCATCTTTGGGTTAAAATTGATGCCTGTCTTTTGCTCTACTTCTTCTATAGACACGATATATTTGGGTAAGTCTGCCACTGGTAGTGCTGTGTTTGGAAAGTAAAAAGCAATAGATTTGTGGCTAGTGGCATCAATAACAATTTTCCACATATAATCTGGAATACCAACTTTGCGTTCTCCAATTGATTTGTAATCTTTGTTATATGTCGTTCCGGATATAACATAAATATCTTTGCCTTCTAGCACCCACATACGCACAGCTGTTTCTAGTTGTTTCCAAATACCACGATTGTGATTTGGAACTTGAGGAACCATGTTGCTCAAAAAGAAACTTTCACTCATAGCTTCGGCTGTGTGAGTATTGTCGCCAGCAGGAACTAAGTGACCACGATCAAATGGATTGCCAGCATAGTCACTCAAAGTAGATTGATGTGCTGGCGGTATTGCTGGATCTGGTCTAAAATCATCCTTGCGTTTGAATGTACCATTTATTTTTTCTTTGGTTACATGCTCTACAACATATTCTGCGGTCTTTGTATCATAACGATAATGAATAGCATAATTATTTTTTATGATATACTGATTGTCTTTTACTATTTTGCTAACCGGCGCTCCGTTATAAACAAGTGAACTTGCTTTGTCATCAATCGGATTAGCGATTGAAATAGCTGCTAATAATATAAACAAACCGGCGAAACGATAATGTGTTTTCTTCATAAATGTTATAGATATAAATATTGTTTATTACGATCAAAGTTTGGTTATTACCGCAACTTTGTCATTACACTCAAATACTACAGATGAAATATTTTTTGAGATATATTCATTTTCTTCTTGGGTCAAAAATGAGCTAACAAACTCACCTGTATTTTGCCAATTCTTTAATACAACTATTGTACTGTCATTTGGGTTTTTATTAAAATGTTGCATGTTGCAAGTATGCAAATCTTCAATTATATAAAGACCACCGCTTTTTACACACGAAAGTAATACTGCTAATGTTATTTGATGTGTGTGCATAAAGTGCGCACCATCTTCAACAATATAATCAAATGTATTGTCGCTAGGAATCTTAATCATAGTTTCTCTGACTGTTTGTTCTATTTGATAAAACTTTTCTAGCATAGTTTCATCAATATTTTTTAAGCAAGCTGGATTATGATCGGCAGCAAATAATTTCATTTGTGGATTATATTCTTTCCACATACGCAATGATGCTCCTTTGTCTATTCCTATTTCTAACAGGTTATAACTTCCTGTTTCTGGAATATATTTGTCATATACTAAAGTATATGAGTGCTTTTCTTCAAACTCTGTTCCTTTGTCTGTCTTATGCTTATTAGCAAGTATTGTTAGTTTATTCATATATACATAAATATACGGGCACAAAAAAAGACCGCCCTTTCGAGCGGTCTTCTTTATAAAATCTCCGTTTAAGAGATGAACTATTATACTTCGTCCAAGTTGCCGATGACGATCTTGCCGTAAAATTCCGGGCGGAGGATCTTCTTGGCATAACGTGTCATCACGCCACGACGTGGTGTGAAGTTCACTGGATCGTACACCAATGGTGTTTGGATTAGTGGGATGTATGGAGCGTAAACAGCGCCGGTTTCTAGGAAGTTTGTTCCACGGAAACCTACCAACATAACGTTGTCTGTCATGTATGGGTTCTTGTATACTGTCCAACGGTTGCTTAGAGCGCCAACCTTGGCTACGCCCATTGCGAACTTGGCTTGGTCGCCGTCCGTGTTGGTGGTGAAGCCTGGGATGGATTCGATGATTGTAGCTACGTCTGGAGAGCAAACTAGGAAGTTAGCGCCGCCACGTAGTGTCAATTGGTGAATCTTGTTCGAAACTTTTTGGATCTTGTTGCCAAGAGTTTGGAACCATGTGCTCTTTACATAGGCTGTGCGATTTGCAGCTGTGTCTTGGAACTTGCCAAGAGAAGCATTGAATTCACTGCCAACGCGAGCTGACCAGTATTCTGTTGTAGCAGCTGGAGCAGCTGTTACTAACATGTCAAGGATTTCTAGATCGATTTCCATCGAGACGTATTCCGATAGAAGAGCTGTTAGCTCGGCTTCGGCGTCAATCGAGTGGTAGGCGTTCAAGTCTTGAGCCAATTCTGGTGTCCAGACGGCCTTTAGCTTACGAGTTTTAGCAACGATGGCTTCGCTCTTTAGCTCTAGGTTAACTTCTGGAATACCGATGTCGTTTGCTACGCCTGTGGCGTTTGGCAATCCGGCACCTTGATCTTCGAAGTCGCCACGTGAAGTAGCTTCTGGTTGCTTGTGGTAAGCAACTAGGACCGAAGGAGTGGCACTGATACCAGAACCGGAAACAACGAATGTTACGATGTCGGTAGATGTGTCAACAGTTGTGAATGCTGGGTAGAAATCAACGATTCCGGAACCAGAAACGGTGAAAGCGCGGATGCCTGTTGCATCGTAGCCTGTACCGGTCAAGTCAGCGGTGATGCGCATGATTTGGCCATCAGAAACGGAAGCAGAAAGTTCTGGAACGAACTTTGCATTCAACCAAGAACCGGTTGTGGACGTGCCAGTAACGGTTGTTGTTTGATCGTTCATGGTGTAACCGAAGCGACCTTGGCCGTATAGACCATTGACAGCACTATCGGTCGATCCCAACTTTGTGCCTGTGCCACCGAACAACGATTGACCGTTGAAAGCTGGTTTACCGGCTTGGTTTGAACCGTATTTGAAGTCTAGATAGAATACTAGACCGGAAGGAAGATTCATTGGTTGAACCGAAACGAATTCCTTAGCTGCGATTTCAGCAAACACACGGCGAACTAGTGGGAGAGCAACGCCAGCCCATTGTTCAGAATTAGCGGAGGTACCTGTGCGGGTAGCTTCGTCAATTAGTTGTTTTGCTTGATTTTCCAAAAGGATGGACATATGGGATTTTTCCATATCGCCCTTTACGCCTTCTAGAAGACCGGTCTTTTCCCACTTGGAGACTAGACCACGTGTTTGAGACATTAGCTGAACCATTGGGTTAGCTGTCTCGTTTAGTAGTGATTTGATATCTGACATAATTTTATTTCCTATATTTGTTGTTGATTTGGTTTACTTACGAATACCGGCAAGCTTTTGGAAGCGGTTTGCCATGATGGCTCCTTCTGTCAAAACTGCGGCCTTTGTCGGTTTTGTTGATGCTACTGTTTTCGAAGCTAATCCTTCGGTGATGGTTTTGACTGTTTGAGATACAACTTTTTTAGGAGCTGCTTCAACTGTCTTTTTGCCACCGAAATTGAATGATTCGGCTAGGGTTGCGTATACGAGTTTGGCTTCACGAACCGATTTCGTGAGGTCAAATGATTCGATAACTTTCAGTTTTTGCTCATTGTTTAGGCTGGCTTGCTTGAACAATTTGTTCGTGTAAAGCAGCTTGGCATTGAGCAGGTTAACTTCATTGATACGGTCCCGTAGATAAACGACTGCGCTACGGTATTCTGCTAGTTCCTTTTTCAACGAAATGTTTTCTTTGACGGTTTCTTTTTCTTCTTTTTCGTCTTCTTCTGAATCTTCTGATTTGCCAGCTTTCTTGGCTTGGTAATCAGCTAGACCCTTTGGAAGTTTGCCTTCTTCGACTGTTTCTTCTTCGTCATCGGCGTCTTTATCGTCCGTTTCAGATAGAAGTTCGTTTAGGTCAAGTTCTTCATCAGCATGGGCTTCTGGAGCGGCTTCTTCTTGAGGAGCTGCCATTTCGTCCATACCAACTTCATTTAGTCCGTCTTCTAGTTCCTTTAGGATTTCGTCAAGAGAAGATTCATCGACTTCTTGGTTGTCGTCTTCTTTCAAAGCGGCTGTACCTGTGTCGTTCTTCTTTTGTCCCTTGGATAATTCATTTGAAGCACCTTGTGGGTCTTCTGTGTTGTGACCAGCTGTTGTCTTTGTGTAGTCGGAAGAAGCTTTCGCATCTTTCTTTCCTGCTGGTAGAGAACCCTTGGTAGCTAGTTTGGTTGCGTCAACAACCATCTTCTTGCCTGGGTCTTCTGTTTTGTGACCTGCTGTGGTCTTCTTGTAATCAGAAGAAGCTTTTTCGCCTTCTGTGAAGATGTCAGTTTGTTGAACTGGGTCAACGTGACCTTGTCCTAGAACTTCTTCCATGGCTTCTTCTTCTGTTTGTTCTTCACCAACTGGAACAGCTGGTTCTTCGGCCATGGCTGGCTCGCTGACAGGTGCATTTGCATCTGGAGCTGGGGCCATCATCGCGGCGTCTTGAGCGGCGTCTGCGTGAACTTCTTCACCAGCACCGGCTTCCATTCCAGCGTCAACTGGTAGTGGAGCTTCTTCTGTTTCGGCACCTTCAACTTCGGCACGTAGCTTTTCAGAAAGCATGCTTTGTAGTTTTGGAGCGAAGTGCTCTTCTAGAGCAGCTTTAGCATTTGATAGAGCAGTAGCGCGAACGGCTTTAGCGTCGGCAATTGCTTGTTTTAATAGATCTGACATAATAGTTTTAATCCTTTTTGGGTTATGAAACTATTAGAGTTTCAAGATAAATTGATACTGCCTCGCATTGAAGAACAACGCATTTTATAATAATAAATATATATGTATTTACAAAAAATACAAAATATTTTACTTTTTTAATTATTTCTTGTTTATCTTAGAAATCGCCATTGCACCTTCTTTAAGGTCTTTGATTTCAAAATAACGACTCAAAACGTGTCCACCATCTTCGTATAATGCTTCCATACGTTGTTGGATAGTGTGGGCTTCTTTAGCAAGCTTGTTGAATTCTTCACTAACACGACGCAATTGCTTCATGTTTTCATTGATCGTCTTTTTATCAAACCAGTCGTCAACTTCACTTAGAGTAAATTTTTCAGCAGCTTCTGTAATCTTGCTTAGTGTATGAGCAATTTCCATTAAATTATGCTCGCGGCGAAGATGATTGCCATATTCATTATAGCTTCCGATAGCTGACAAAGCAGCTTTCTTTTCTTCCATGGTCCATTCCTTTTGTTCAGCCGGAACCATTTGTTCTACACCTTCGATTAAATTTCTTAGTTTTAGTACGTTCATAAATTTTAGGCTTCTGGTGTTTCTTCTGGTTGTTCTGCTTGTTTTGTTGCCATTGTCTTCATTGAAGATAATAGTTCAGGCATACCAGGTATTACTCTGTATGTAGCAGTTTCTTCTGAAAATGCGTTCATATCTTCTGGAGTTGTAATCTTTAGTTTTTGTACCATTTCGCCAGCAAGAGCATCAATTGTGTTGGTCTTGAAGGCGTGGTCTAGGATTTTACCTAGCAAAAATTGTGTACCAGCGCCAGAACCAAGTTTGATATAAGAATGTTTTTTGATTTCTTTTTCAGCTTGATCTTTTTCGGCTTTGGCTTTTTCTAATTCAGCTTTTGCTTCGGCAGCATCGGCTTGTGCTTGGTCGGCATCTTCTCCGCCAGCATCTGGCGATTCTGCACCAGCGTCTGGTGCGGATGCTTCTGGTGCGTCTGCACCTGCGTCTAGAGTTGATTTTTCTGCTTCTGGAGCAGCATCTGGTGCTGGCAATCCATCTGCTTTTTCATCACCGGTGTCAGCAGCTGGCTCTTCTTTTTTCTTGTCGCCAATAGCTTCTTTCTTTAATGTTTTCTTTACAACTTTTTTATTTTTCTTAGCTTCTTCAAGCACATTCCAACCAATGTCTGTAATGCGGCCTTGTGTAGCCTTTTGAGATATACCAGAAATAAGTTGTTTTAGAAAAGGATTGGTGATCTTGTTGTTCATATGTGTATAAATATATATCAATTTATGTAAATTGCGTAAAATTACTTCTTTGGTTCCCAGTAACGACCTTTGCCAAATGTTCTTTCAGCGGAACTTACCATGCTTTTTTCTCTATCACTAGCAACGGATATAATATTTTTGTCAAATTGATGCTTGACTCCAAATTTTCCGCTTTTGAATTGAGTTAATCCTAGTCTCTTAGCTTCTTCTTCTTTTCCAGACGGAACTTCAAAGAATGTAATACCTACCATATTTGATCTATTAGAATGTCCATAACTAGGTCTGTTATAACGCGATCTTTCTGCTGCGTCTTCTCTATCATAGACATCGCCTGTGTGGCGTAGTTTTTCTTCTTCGCCTTCTTTCATTAATCTCTTAGCAATTTCGCTTAATTTTATTTTCATAATCTCTTAACGAATTTCTGATAGAATATCACGAATGATGCCTTCGATTTTTAGATATTTGTTAATGTCTTTTTTGTCTTGAGTACCACCGATCAACTGTTTGTTGTGGTTGATACCTTCGGCAAGATTCATATAAGCACCGCGAGTAGATGGTGATGATACAAGGTCAAAGCAAAGCAACTCAAAGTCGTCTTGTACTTCAACAGTATTTTCATTTACATTACGAACACTACCCAATCCACGGCTACTGATACCGATACGGATATTGTTACGAATCAAATCGCGGGCAATATTACCACTTGGAGTTGTTAAAATTTCAATTGTACCTACGACAGTATCACCTTCCCAGTGACATTCTGTAACGTTATGGCACACATTCTTTAGATTGATGATGCTTGATTCTGGATGGTCAAGTTCGCCAAGAGCACGACGCTCTTTGATAATTTGTTGATACTTTTCAACTTCACGCTCTAATACTTCGCGTGGATATACACGACCGTTATGATTCTTTTCACCGGCTTTTTGAGCGGGCCTTTTAGAACCAACGGACCATTTGTGTTTGCTTTTGCTTCACTCAACATTTGTGGAGTGATATCAAAAGGAATAAAATCTACTAATAGTTGTTTGCTCATGTTAGTTTTGTGGTACAATGTTTCGTTTTGATGCAATGCCCATTGTTTGTGGGTATTTGATTCCGCCAACTTGACCTTTGCCAAGTGAAGATTGCATTGTTGGGGCTTCTTGACCATAGCCATCAACTTCAATTTGAGAGTCGTCTAAGTAATATTCAGATTCTGCTTCGTTACCTTCTTTACCGGAGAATACAATATAGTATTTGTCTTTCATATAACGAACATCAATTCTGCTTACTGGGAAAGAGTATTCTTTTTCAATTTGACCAACAGAGCCTTTTGATGCTTTAACAACAACACTCTTTTTTAAGAATTGTTTACTTAGTTCATCAACAAGTTTTTTTACAGCGGCGTCTTCTTGCTTTTCAAGTGATAGTTTAAAATTTTTGAAAGTATCAGAAATATCAATCATCTTAGCATTCGGCGATGCTGGCGGTTGTGTTGCTGTTGGTGAACGGCCCGGTGCTTGTGGAGCAGCCGCAGATGGGTTGTTGCCCCATGTATCTTCACTTAGTATTTTCTTGGCAATGTCTGTTAGATTCATAGATTTATTATTTTCCCATTCTGTTGATACGATTAGCAATTTCCTTCAAACGACTATGAATTTCTTTCATGTCTGGTTGAGTACGTGCCCACAAACTTTTGGTTGGCACATCTGCTTCTGTCTTTAAGCGTTCGCAGATGTTTAATAGATATTCAACTTCACCAAGCATTTTCTTGGCTTGATTGATTCCATATGAAATCTTGGCATGATTCTTCATCATGTCACTTTCTTTAAAATTACGATAACGGCTGCGACCTTCCATGATGCCAACATCGCGGCGAACGGTTAGTCTTTCACCTTCGCCAACTGTGGTATCATCTGTGTCTTCTTTGCCTACAACTTTGCCGCCTGGCATAGAACGTTCGGCTGTTTTCTTTTTGCTTTTATGACCACGAAATGCGGCAGGAGTCATATAACCACCAACGGCACCCGTTGCTGTCATTTCTTCAATGACTTCTTCAACTAATTCACGGATGATTTTTTTGGCGTTGTTCATTATTTTATTTGTCTCAACTCTTTAATAAGTTCATAGCTCAACATAAGTGCCATGATTTGATTTTCCTTAACAAGAGTTCCTTTGGTTACTTTATCCAACTGATTGAGTGTTTCATCAAGTTTGATGCGAACAACTTCATTATTAACTTTGCTCTTCAACTCGCTGATTTCTTGACGAACGAGTGGAACTTCTTCATTGATATATTGACGAAGTGAGTTAGTATTGCTGATATTGTTGATATATTCGCGAATAAGAATCTTTTGCTTGTCGTCCAAGCCTTTGTATTTTTCATTGAATGAATCAACAAGCAACTTGTAAGCAAGTAAACGAACATCTTCGTTTTGTTGTTGATATACTTTGACCAAATCTTTCTTTTCATCTTCGCTAACCAAACGAGTTGGTGTTTTAGCGGCGGCAATGCTTTCAACAATGCAATTACGAGCTTTGAAAATTTCACGAGGATCGCAATCAACGGCATTTACAGACTCTTCAAAAATTTTGTAGATAGAAGCTAAAAGTTTATAATTGCTGATGCTACCTTTTAAGAAATCATCCAACGGATAGTTGCTACGAATTTCTCTGATAAGATTATACTTTTGTAAATTTAAAGCTCTTTCATCAAGCTTGCGGCGACTCTTAACAATGGTTTCAAGCAATCTATCAGCAGATGATTGATCCTTGGTTTTTTCTTCCATTATAATACGATATAGTCTGTTTTCTTTGCCGAGTTCCGTTGATTCTGAAAAATAATTACGCAAAATATTATTTGCTTTTGAGTCTTCTTGACCGTTAAGAATGTCGGCGGTTACTTGTCTGACAAGCAGTTCAAATAAAATGCCAGCATTCTTATATTTCGAGTGTTTAAGCTTCTTCATACAGTTTTATTATTTATAAATATGTGCGTGGGTGATAAAAACTCAATATTTAGAGCGGTTTATCTTCGTTAATGAGATTGGATTCGTCTAATATAGACTTTTCTTCGGTTATTACCTTCTTTTCTTTATTATTATATTTGGTCATTAGTGACTGCTTTATATGCTTTAGATCTTCATCCATACTTAAAGCAGAACCTCTGTATATATGACGGGTAGAACGCTCTGTTCTTGATTTTTCTTTATTTTGACCATTGCCAAGAGGATCTTCGCCTCTGGTCTTATCAAACCCGTGAGTATATTTTTCTTTGTTGCCGGTTTGGTCCCGAATACCTTGTTCTCTTTCGCGGCGAGTTTCTTCGTCAAGTTCTTGACCTTCCGGTTCTTTTATTTCTTCCAATGGAGGAAGACCTGGTACTTCGCCACCTGCGTCCCCACCCGCCTCACCACCCGCATCACCACCTGCTTCTCCGCCGATATCAGTCAAGCCACCTTCACCGGCTTTTTGTTTACTTGTGGCAGGATCATTACCTTCGGTGGTAATCTGCTCCATTCTCCACGCTTCTTTCTTGTCCTTGATAACGTCGCCTTGTATGCTTTCGATGTCATCGCCGGACATATTAAATATTTTATTGTATATCCATTTTTTACTGAACATACTAGCTTCCATCATATCACTGGCCAAGTTGACTTTGTTTTGCCAGATTTCTAATTTTTCTTGTTCGAAGATTGTGGATGGATTGCTTAATTCCAATTCAAAGTCTACAAGAGATGCGTCTTGATAACCTTGTACATACAAGTGAACAATAGCAATCTTGGTCAATTCAGAAACGATGATACGTTGAATACGACCGATGGTGCGAGCAAAACGAACGTCTTCGGCAGCAAGAGTTGCCTTACCAGAAATACTTTCATCATAGCCCAAGAATGCCTTTGGAATTTTTAAAGCAGCCATCATCTTGTTGCGAACATATTCCAAGTCATCAATGCCGGTAAATTCCATGCCTGGTAATGTATCAATCTTGGTGCCGCTATCACTGCCACGAACGGGTAGATAAAAGTCTTCTACCATGTTGTTCAAATTAAAGCGTAGGTTATAATCACCTGTCTTTTCGTCAATATATGGAACCTTCTTTACTTGAGAAATAATCTTTTGCATCGCTGGATCAATTTCCGATGGAGCAATGTTGCCAACGTCGATAGAGAAGATACGCTTTTCTGGCGCTCTCATGATACGATGAATTAACATTGCATCTTCCATAAGACTTAATTGTTTCCATACACGACGTGCTGGTTCAATCATACTCTTACCATATGGCAAGAAATTACTATCACTTAGCAAACGAAAATGGGCTATTTCAAAGTTTTCATATTCCATGCCGCCGCCCGCGCCGTCATGTTGATACTTTACATAGTTTAAATTCTTTGGGTCACTGCCTTCAACACGAGTAAGTTCATATGGACTGATTGGATGAACCATATATACACCATACTCTGGTGATATTTCCAAACGTAGAAAGAAGTCGCCATATTTACACATGTTGCGAGTCCAACTCCACATATTAAACTCAACATTCAAGATGTCATAAAACAAATTGTTTAGAATCTTTTTGATGTTTTCATTCTTACTGCGAATGGTTAATACTTGACCAAACTCACTTGGCACAAGACATTCATCGCTGTAAATGTCTAGAGCGGACGCGATGATAGGGTCCATGTCCATAACGTCATAATCTCTAAACAACTCTAAACGCGATGCTTGATATGCCATAGACATATCGCGGTTGTGTAGATTATATGTTGAACTTCTTAAGCGATTAAAACGGTCGCGTAAACTGTTTCTATCTGTAGCATACTGAATTTCATCAGTATCAATAATTTTTAGATTTTTTCCGCCCACTGCACGAACAATAACGTCCGTGGAAAACATCTTTTTTAACCGTGTGAATAAGTCTTTTTGTTCAGCCATAAGTAATGTATATATATG